AGACCCGATTGGTGGTGTAATTTTAACAGTCGCAGTAACTTACGAGTATACACGCGGCATAACTTAAAAAATGAGGTAATAAAATGGCTACAGTTACAGGTACAAGTGGCGTTGTAAAACTGCAATTAGATGGTGTAACAACTGCTCAAGTTGGAGAAGTAAGATCATTTACGTTTGATGAGACATCTGACACTATCGAAAGCACAGTAATGGGCAATACGTCCCGAAATTATAAAGGCGGTTTAAAAGATGCGACTTTGAGTTTGGAGTGTTTTTGGGATCAAACAGATGCACAACAACTTGTTTTGGATTCTGGTGCATTAATTGATTTTGAAATATCACCATCAGGCACTGGAACAGGCTCTAAAAAATACACTGGCGAGGGTATTGTTACATCAAAATCTCTTAATAACACGACAGATGGATTGGTTGAGGCTACGTTTGCACTACAAGTCTCTGGTGGTGTTACCGAAGGCGCACACTAATGGGTTTAGCTAGGGAGCTGCGAGAGAGGCGCACAATTCCTCTCAGAGAAGTTTCTGTTTCCGCGTGGGCAGATGAAAAGGGCAAACCATTCAAACTCTATACACGAGCAATTACTTGTTATGATTTGAATGAGTTACAGAAAAAACACCCTAATTTTTTAGAAAATACGACCATTGCCGCGATGGTTGATTTAATTATTCTAAAAGCGACAGATAAGGGTGGTGAACGGATATTTACAAACTCTGAGGATCGTATCGATTTAATGGGTGAGGAAACATCGGTTATTTCTGAAATTGCTAATCAAATGTTTGCAGATATTGAAACCGTAGAGACTAAAATAAAAAACTAGAAAGCGATCAATCGAGGATTAATCTTTTATCATTGGCTGATCGCCTAAAAATATCCATTGAAGATGCTGAACAAATGCCAGTTAATCATATGAATGAATGGCTTGCGTACTTCACAATAATGAGTCGAAAAGATGGCTGAAAACACCAAAATTATAATTAGTGCAGTTGATAAAACTAGAAAAGGTTTTAGTTCTGTTACATCGGGATTAAAGAAAGTTTCTGGTGCTGTATTTAATTTAAAAACTGCCTTGCTTGGAACAGTTGGAGCTGCGGGTTTTGGTATGCTTGTAAAAAGTTCATTACAGGCGACAGATCAGTTAGCTAAAACTGCATCTAAAATCGGTACAACAACCGAGGCTTTATCACAGTTACGATTTGCAGCAGATTTGACAGGTGTTGCAACACAAACTATGGATATGGCTCTACAGCGTTTTACACGTAGAGCAGCAGAAGCAGCCAAAGGAACTGGTGAGGCTAAAAATGCAATTCGTGAGTTAGGCATAAATGCTCAAGAACTCGTGAGATTACCACTAGATCAAAGAATGTTGGTTTTAGCAGATGCGTTTAGTAACGTAGAAAATGAATCTGACAAACTCAGACTTGCTTTTAAATTGTTTGATTCCGAAGGTGCTGCTTTAGTTAATACCCTAAGTTTGGGTCGTGATGAACTAGAAAAACTTTTTGGTGAGGCTAGATCACTTGGAATTGTAATGTCGAGTGATGCAGCTAAAGGTGTCGAAAACGCAAATGATGCGTTAACCCGTTTGGGTAGTTTGTTCAGAGGGGTGACAGATCAAACCGTTGCAGCATTAGCACCCGCGATTGCTTTACTTACTGAGACATTTAAAAACTTTGTTTTAACTGGTATAAGTGAAGCAAACGGAAGCATCCAGGAATTTGCAAAAGCACTTGCTGTCGATATTCTTAACGCAATCGGAACAACCCTAAAAGGGTTAGAAAATTTAGTAAACGGTGTCATTGATACATTCAATCAAATTGTTGCAGCCAGTGATAGATTCACAGGATTTTTTAAAGACGATGATCAAAAAAATGCACGACAATTACGCCAAGAAATAGAGCGATTAAATTTAGAGATTGAAGGTCGATCTGGTGCATCTCCTAAGATGCAAAAAGGAGTTGAGATAAGAAACAAAGCAGATCGTGAAAGAATTGCTGTATTAGAAAAACTCTTAGAAACTGCAAAAGATGTCAATGATTTTCAGATTGATCGGGTAAGTTTTGGAACTAGAGCACAGCAAGCAATACAACCCCTCATAGATATAATACAGGAAGCAAACGAGGTAACAGATAATTTAGTCGAAAAAGTAGCAGATAAAGCACCGTCTGCGTTTGAAGTTTTGTTAGAGACTATGAAAAACCTCAGACCTCAAGCAAAAGATGTAACGGAGAGTTTAGCTGAGATTGCAAACAAAGCGATTGACGGTTTAGGAAAAGCATTTACAGATGCAATTACAGGTGCAAAAAAATTCTCAGAGGCAATTAGATCGATGGCAAAATCAGTCATCGATTCTTTACTCCAAATGTTAATACAAAAATATATTGTTGATGCTGCATTTGGAGCAATTACTGACTTTTTCAATCCATCATCGACAGATAGTGCAACCCCAAAAGCTATAGGTGGACCAGTACAACGTAACTCAGCATATATGGTCGGAGAACGTGGACCAGAGTTATTTGTTCCAAATTCAAGCGGTTCAATTATACCAAATAATAAAATAAGCAGTGGTGATGGTATTGTTTTAAATCAGACAATTAACATATCTACAGGCGTACAAAGCACTGTTAGATCAGAACTGGTGCAATTATTACCTCAGATTGCAGCAGTTACGAGATCAAGTGTTGCAGACGCTAGACTACGCGGTGGATCATTCTCGAAAGCAATGGTGGGTGCGTAATGACTGCATTAGCGTTTCCAAACGATCCCACTACTCAAAGTCCTTATACAATTCAAAATATGTCTATGCGATTACGTAGGACAGTCGCAGTTGTCGAATCCCCTTTTACTTATGATACTCAAGTCCATGCACATCAGGGCGCACGTTGGGAAGCTGAAGTCACTTTACCGCCTTTGACTCATGCCCAAGCTAGAGGGTTTGAGGCGTTTTTGGTTGCCTTAAAAGGTAGAGAGGGAACTTTTACTTTTGGTAATCCTTTGCACACATCAACTGCAACGGCAGTAACATCGGGATCAACTGCGATTAGGTCAACATCATTAACAACTACGGCAGCGGCAAGTGCGATAGCAGCGGGTAATTATTTTCAATTAGGTGATTATTTATACATCGTTACCAGTGATAAATCATCTGGTGCGGGAACTCTTAATTTTGAACCACCGTTAAGGCAGACCATCGCAAGTGGACAAACCCTTGATTTTACACTGCCCCAAAGCACTTGGCGCATGAGCGCGAATGATATCGGTTGGTCAATTAGCAGTGCATCAATTTATGGTTTTACTTTTAGCTGTATAGAGGCGTTATGAGTCGTACCCTAACAACTGCAATGAGCAACGCTGTAACAGCAGATGTTGTCAGACCCATATTATTAATAAGAATGGTTTTTGATACAGCACCGCTTCATGTTTGGAATGGTGTGGGCGATCTAACTTTTAGCAGCAATACATATTCTGGTTTAGGTGATTTGATAAGTATTTCCACAATCGAAGAAACCTCCGATATTAGTGCATCGGGTATCAATGTCGTTTTGACAGGGTTAAAAAGCTCATTTTTAAGCACTGCACTTAATGAAGATTATCAAGGTCGAGTCATTACAGTTCATTTAGGGGGATTTGACGCAAGCGGAAGTTTGATAGCCGATCCGATCATAATATTTACTGGATTTATGGATGTGATGACAATCACAGAGGCAGGTGATTCTTCAACAATTAGCATTGCGTGTGAGAATAAACTCATTGCTTTTGAGCGCAGTAAAGAGCGCAGATACACACCCGAAGACCAAAAAATTGATTTTCCAAATGACAAAGGTTTTGAGTTTGTTGCAGATACATCAAAACAAGAAATTATATGGGGTGGTCGCTCAACACCATTAGGGGTTTACGGTGGAACACACGATGAACCTAACAATGGCACTAGTTTGGTATGATTTTTTCGCTTGAATCATTGGCAAATGTAAAAGAGGACATAAAGCCACTTATCAAAAAACATTGGGAGCTTGTTGCGCTAAATCAAGGCGTAATCAAATTGAATCCAGATTGGGAAAAATATGCTCAAATGGATCAAGCGGGATTATTAAGAATATTTACAGCAAGAAAAAATCACGAATTAGTGGGTTATTGCGTTTTAGTTGTAAGCCAAAGTTTACACTACAAAGATCACATATTTGCAAATAATGATGTTGTTTTTGTACTGCCCGATTACAGAGAGGGTATGACAGGCTATAAGTTAATAAAATATGCAGAGGATTATTGCAGAGAGAATAATGTTTCACTTTTAAATATAAATACGAAAGTGCATTTACCTTTTGATTCTTTGATGCTTGGAATGGACTTTGAGTTAATTGAACGCATTTACTCTAAATATTTAAGAGGTTAATTTATGGCGATTTCATTAGTCGCGGGTTTAAGCGCAGTTGGTGGCGCAATGATTACAGCGGGCAAATTTGCCATAGGGTTTAAAGCTGCTTTTGGTGCTTTTGCGATGGGGGCGGGTTTATCCTCTTTATCTCGCGCCCTAGCACCAAAGCCAAATATGAACGCCTCTCTGCGAGGGCAAACAATTACCAATCGTGATCCAGTTGGTACTCGCAAGGTTGTCTACGGCAAAACGAGAGTCGGTGGCAATATTGTGTTCATAGAAAGCACTGGTACGAATAATGATGATTTGTACTTAGTTATTGCAATTGCAGGACATGAGATTGAAAGCTACGAGGCGGTGTATTTTAACGAAGAAAAAGTGTATGAAAACGCTGCTTATGTAAGTGATTGGGATACTTACATTGATTTACATTTTTATTATGGAACTGATACCCAAACAGCAAATAGCGCATTGGTTTCTGCAAGCAATAATAAATGGACAAACGCACATACATTAAACGGTGTTGCATACATTGTTGTTAAACTTACTTATGATCAAGATAAATTTGCAACTGGATTGCCTAATATCTCATGTATTATCAAAGGTAAAAAAGTTTTAAATGTAGGTGGAACTGCAACCGCGTGGACTGACAATGCAGCACTAATCATTGCTGATTATTTACGTGATACTAAATACGGACTTGGAGAATCGGCATCAAATATTGATAGCGCATCTATTACGACAGCGCATGGTATTTGCGATGAGGATGTCAATTTATCTGGAAGTGGATCGCAAAAACGATACACAGTTAATGGTGTAATTGATACCGCAACACCTATTAAAGATAATATTGAATTATTGCTTGGCAGCATGTCGGGCAGATTGATTTTTACTGGTGGAAAATTTCAATTATTTGCGGGTAATTATGTCGCACCAACTGTAACTTTATCGGAGAGCGATGTTCT